AACCAAGTCTAATATTCATCGCATCAACATACTCGCCATTTGGCACTAAGCGTTCATCAACGCTTTTATTCATGCGGCCTGCAATAAAATTTCTAGTAGTTTCTGCCATCTTACTTTATCCACTTATCCATTCCTCTGATATTCTGTATCAAACGCCCTGGATGTATATTACTAATTCTAAGCTTAGCGTTTCTTAGTAACGCAGAGCTTCTTTTTCTTGCTCTAGCAACAACATATTCTTGTACACCAAACTTAGCATTCAATATAGCAAACTGAATGTAAGCATAAACATATTCTTCAAATAATTTATTGACACTAATTTGAGAGTCATCTCCAGCTTCCATGCCGTCTGAAACATATTCCAGAATACACAACTCACCTGCCATGTCTGAACTGAAGTTTATAACGCCAGCCTTTTTATTTATTTTAAACGTTGGATTGAAGTTTGCAGTTTCAGTATTTAATCCATACTGAGCTCCTATACCATAATCAAAATACCAATCCCCATCTACGCAATACCCCTCTCTATTGTTGTAAGGGCTTTGCTCATTGAGGTAAATACTTTTCTTAGTACCCTCTATCCTCTGTAAGTCAATCGTTGATGTAGACGGCTTTAAAATGTTTCCATCATGGTCAAATAATATTCTACAATTATTGTCTTGAAGATATGCGTCACTCCAATTTGTTTGAATGTTTTCTGTAAGTGGTCTAAGAACACCATCTTTATATAAAGATATTCTTACCCAATTTACATAGTCTGGAGGTAAAACATAACGTAATGTATCACACACGTCTAGTTCCAAAACCTTAAGCTCTTTGAATGCATCATAATTTAGTTCCTGTATAGCTCTTTTTGCATGAAACAAAACTCTATATCTTTCTTCGTTGTTTACTAAGCTATGGTTGCCAGCATACATCAACATAAAATTATTGACAATGTCGTATAAGCTTACATATTGATATGAACCCCAATTAGCATCTTCTGTATTAGGGTTTCCTGTATTCTCGTAATATTGATATTCTGTTAAGTATGCCATTATTTCTCATTTTGTTCTTCTCTAATATCCATTGATTGCCCAAACTGAATAGCTTGAACTTCTCTAATTGACATTCCAGCATATTGTAATATTTTATTTACCAATGTTGGCTCGTCTTCTAAAGGTAATTCAAAGTCCTGGTACAAAGCATCTGATTGATTAAAAGATGGTTCACCTCCAACTAGTTGAGCATAAGTCCACTTAGGGTCTTTAGGATATCGTATATACTGACACAAGATTCTGCCAGCTGATGTCTCTCCAGAGTTAATTACGTTTGCACCCCACTGAAAGTTCTCAGGATACACCTGTATAATCACACCATTTTGAGAATAAGCTGGAAATAACTCTGTAGGCTTCGTTAAGTTAGACATATTAAGCTGTGTAATCTTCTTGTTGGTAACTTTCTCACATTCATTTACACCTTGTCTAGTACTTAAAATTGTATATGAATCTCCTGCACTTGGAAAAATATTATTATCTAATGTCAAGGTGTCGGTAGCCGATGGGTTTAAATACCTAACATTAGCTGTATCTCCAGTGTCTAAATTTACAACAACGTCACCTGGCTGAACTCCTAACGCAAAAAAGTTTTTAGTGTTATCAACTAGCTCTTGAGTAAATGATAATGTATTAGTACTATTATCAACTAAGTATTTTGTTAGTAGTAAAACTTTATTTATTAAATAATAGTCAGAGCCTGTGGTAGCTGTTGTAGGTGCACTGTAAGTAGATGTTGCGGATGGAGAGACAATAACCTCACTAGTGCCATTAAGATATACTGGAACAAGAAACTTTTGCTCTGAAAATATCTCTATAGCGTCTTGATATATTTGTTTTATATCTGCCAATCCAATTCCTGATTGCCGAGCATTCTCTTTAGTAACTTGATAATTATATTGATAGAAATAATCTTCAAAAATATCTAGCTGCGCTTGCTTGGCATATAAATTAAAATCACTAGGAGTTATATACCCATAGTTGTTTTTATTAAGAACCGACAGTACAGTTTCTCGTACTGAATTTATTATGCTCATCTGTTAATTTATTTACTACAAAGATAAGCAAAAAAAAAGAGGTTGCATTTCTACAGCCTCTTTCTTGATTGGTTGGAGTTATCAGCTCCATCTATTATTATGAAGTACTTTGCAAAAATATAAATTATTTTTTATTATCCAAATTCTTTTCAAGAAACTTTAATACTTCAATTCCCTCATCAGATTGAAGATAGCTTGCAATCACATAGTAAGGGTCTTCTCCAAAAGGAAGATTAATCATTCTCTTTTTGTTCTTATCAGTATTGAAGTATACATCTTTCTTATTGTTCTTGAAAATTAATACCTTATAATTAAAAAACTCTTTTATTTTAGAGTTGAGTTTTAATGTAGGGTCTTTAACAGACCTTAAAAACATATCTGGCTCTTGCTCGGCAAATATAAGAATGTCTCTTCTTAGCTCTGCTGATGTAGTTCGAGACGTGTCTGTGTTGAACAACACTCTAGCCAAAGCTTCCACCTGGTCTATATCAAGTTGTCTGGCCTCTATAAGAGCATCTACTCTGCTGTTTAATTTGTCCATTTCTTTCTGAGCATCTTTCTCAGTATTAACCTCAACAAACTTACTTCCGTTCATTGGGTGATAATGTAAAAACTCTTGAAGCACTTGATTTGTTCTTGGAACAGATAAGAATCCGTCTTCAAAAACAATTGGTTCTACAATAGCATTACCATCTTGCTCATCTTCAAATGGGCTTTTTTGGTTTCTTGCATAACGCAAAGCTCTGTTAGTTCCTGTACTTTCATCAAAGTACATTAATGGATATCTTCTTGAGTTTCTAGTTGGCAGCATAAAAGAAAGTGGTGCTGCATCTTTGGTAAGTTTATAGGTCTTGTTGACCATTACATTTTTTTTCATTTGATTATAATTTAATTATTAAAAAAGGTTGAGGTCGCAAATTGCGACCCCTACCTTATTATTTAGTTTATGATTGGAAAATCACAAAGTTGTTTGCACCCATAGTACATACACATCTTTCAGATAGGAAGTTTACTTCCATCGCATCTAAATCAGATGTCATTGCACCACCAGCTGAACCTGTAATCCAAGTCTTGTACTTTCTGTCTTCAGTTTCTGAAGCTCTGTATCGTACATGTAAGAAAGGACGCTTAGCATTCTTTCCAAGGATTTGGTCGTAAACAGTAGTTGAACCAGCTGGTACTAATAAACCATTTACAGCACCTGTTCCAGTTAAACCACCACGCATAGTTGGGTCGTTTAGGTATTTCCAGTCAGACTTGTAGAAGTCATATCCTCTACGGAATCCAGTAAATCCAAGATTCAATGCCATCTCCATGTCATTGTCAAATAGACCATAAGAAGTACCATTAACTCCACCAGCTTGAGCAGAACCATTAAGCTCAGCTAACATGTCATCAATATCAAATCCAAATTGTCTGTTTAAGAAAAGTACGTTTTCTTCAATCGCACCTTGCTTGTCTAAACGAGAAATGATAGTATCGAAATCTGCTAGTGCAGTTGGGTTACCACCTGCCCATACATTTCCTCTGTTTTCTACTGCGTGGAATACACCCTCAGAACCTTTGTTTCCTACATCTCCACCAGCAGCAATTGCTCCAGAACCTGCTTCTGCTGGTACTGCTTCAATCATAGCTGTTTCTAAGTAGTCATCAAAACGTAAACGAGTTTCGTGCTCAGACTTCAAATACCATAGGTATCCTGAAGCTCCGTTTTCAGTAGTCACTTCAATCCATCCGATTTGAGCCATATCAGAACCTGATACTGCATACTTATCTTTGATGATGATTGGTGAGTTGTCGAAGATTTCATCTTCAGCTTCTAAAGAACCTTGCATTCCTGCTGTTCCTTTTTTGAATTCAGAACCATAGATAAAGATAGTTGCATCAGCATTACCTGCTCCTGAACCACCTGTATAACCTGCAGCGTTATAGAAAGCTACAGTAATTTGGTTATCGTTCAATCCTCCTGCAACACCTACTGCAGTTACGATTCCTTTATATTCTCCTGAATCATCATTGTTAGAAACAACAACAGTTTGACCTACACGAATAGCGATAGTTCCAGCTGTTAAGCCTGTTGCAGCTCTGTCTGGTACTAATGCATCGTTAATGTCAAATGTTACATTGTCTCCATCAACTACTGCTCCTGTTCCACACTCTTCATATTTAGTGTGTAATCTTCCTTGCTCTGCCCACTTTACTAGGTCTGAGTTACTTGGTAGCTCAGCTCCTACTAAACGTAAGAAAGAAGAAATAGTTCTATTACCATAACGCTCAAATTCTTTTTCATAAGTGTCTGGTAAGTACTGATTCAAAAAGTTGAAATCAGTAATGTAATTTGTAGCCAACGGCACTTGTTGTGGTGCTGGCTGTAGCGCAAACCCTGGTCCTACTGGAGTTGTGTTTGGCCCTAATAATTGTCCTGCCATTTTTTAATTTTTTAAAATGTTGTTAATTTTTTCTTTTAATACTCTTAATCTTTAAACCTCTGCCCTCGCTTGGATTGATTGCACGAAACTGAGTTCCTCCTTTAGAAACAACTTCTGGAGCAGAACGTGTAGACATATTAATATTTTTCATTTTTCTAGTTACGTCTTCCGTTGCTGCTGCCTTGCCTTGTTCGTAAAAAAACCTTGCGAACTTGTCAGGGTTCATTGCTGCTGCTAATGCTTTATGATACTCAGCCGCATCTTTAACTAATCCATCTTCATTCAAATGATTATTAATAAAATTAATAACGCTTGATTGAGATTTCTTAATCTCTTCTACAGAACCTCCAGGATTGTACAACAAATTAGCGTCATCAATACTGACCTTAAAACCTTTAAAGTCTTGATTAAGCACCTTGTCAGTTTCTTTGTTAAAGAAATCTACTTTCCTAGACTGCTCTTCTGACTGAGTCTTTGCATTCTCAACATATTGCTTGTAAGCTTTATAGTCTTCATTGTCCTCAGAAATACCAGTTGCACTTGACTCAAGTGGCTGGCGATACATTTCTTTTTGTTCATTGAAAAACTTTTTAGCTTTTACAATTGCTTTTTTCTTTTTTAACTTAGCTCTTTTAACATCAGATTCATCGTCAAGTTCCTCATCATAGGAATAATCTTCCATTAACAGCTCAACATCTTCTTTATCAATGCCCTCTTCAGTGGCTAAAAGATACTCAGTTAAAATTTGGTCTTCATCTAAGGAATCAAAGTCTCTGTTTAATTTAACATAATCTTCAATTCCACGACCAGTTTTCTTTTTATATTCAAAATAAGCTGACACATCTTCTGGTAGTTCAATATTGTTTTCTTTTTCTTCAAACAATTGGTCTACCGATGATATGTCCTTATCATATCTATTCTTAATAAAACTAAGAACGTCTTCTTCTTTTAGTTCAGCACCTTGCGTTTCCTCAGGAGCTGCGGTTTGCTCTACAGCTTCTGGCTGTGTCTGCTCTTCGTGTTGCTGTTCAACCTTTTCAATTAGATTTTCTTCTATTTCAGCTGCTGACTTTTCTTCAACAACACCCACTTCTTTTACTTTTATTTCCATTAGATTAAATTTTAGTACAAATATAGTACATTAAACAATTATAATTTATTTAGTTTATCTTGGGTCAAATTCTGCAAAATCAAACCCATCTAAACTATCTTCATTAGACTCAAAGGTTTGAGGAGGTAAGTTATTTTTTCTTTGATTAATTAACTTAGACTGCTCTGTATTTTGTTGACTAATACGAGAAGCTTTAGCTGTTTCTCTTTGAACCTCTCTCTTAGCTAGAGCCTCTTCTGACATTCCTCTCAACTGTTGATTATAATTAAACTCTTCTGCCATCAACTGACTTTTTAGCATAGCTTCATTCTTCATCTTCTCAATTTCAAAAGCTATCTCGGCTTGTTTAATTTGCATCTTAGCATTCATCTCTGCTTGAGATTTTTGCATAGCTGCTTGCGCAGCCATTTGCTGAGACTTTAATTGCTGAGCGGCTTGCATCTGTTGCTTTAACATAGCATTCTTCTCATCACGTTCTTGCTTTTGTTTTCTTTTTACCTTAAGTAATTGATTAGCAAGTTTAATGTTTTTAATTTCTCTTATATCAATAGCATCTTCCAGATTTATATCTTGTTTAGATAAAGCCATTTGGATATTAGCCTCAAGCTGAGCTTTCTCTTCTTCATCAGGTGAAACCTCAATAAAGATACCGAAGTCATAAATATATAAATCAGATATGTCGTTAAGTATACTTACGTTATACTTTCCTATTTTATTTATAAAATCTTCTTTGAAATCAGAGTACTCTAATATATCCGCTACTCTATAAGTTAAAGCTTCTGCCAGCGTTCTGTAAACATACAAGCTTCCTTGAAGTATATGTCTAGTAGCTGTATTAGAGTTTAACGCTGCAAGCTTCTGTAATCCAACTAAAGAGTTAGGGTCAGGCGTTGAGCCATCTCTGGCTTCATTTAATCCTGTTACAGTTCTAATCATGTTTAGATAATGATTATAGTTTGTAATAAGCATCTGGGTTTTACTAGCACCACTATTAGATGTAAGCTGCTGTATAGGAACTCTCGCCTGATTGAAGTCTCCGTCTTGTGTATAGCTTCTACCAATTACAGAACCTGTTTGGAAATATAGTCTTAATGCGTCTTCAGGATTATACGCAGCTCCTGTCCCCAGGTCAACTTCATTTAATCCATCTGCATCTATAAACACTCCATCAGGTACAGTTCTGGCTATAACTTGTTGTAATTTCAAATGTGTAATCTGAATTAAATCAGCAAAAGGAATCATTCTTCTAACCAATGACTCAATCACACCTTTATACATTCTTGGTGCTACAGCTACATAATTTGGTAATGCGTGTTGTGAAGAAGACTGAGGACGAACCATATTACTGGCTAGCTCCCACTTCAAAAGAATATCAGTACCCATCACCATTATCCCATCATACCAAACGTCAATAGTTTTTGAAACTTTTTCAAACCTACCCTCTTCCATCATTTCTGGTGGAGGGTTGAACTGGTCATCTTTTTCTATCATCTTCATAGCTCCACTGTCCGTAACTTTTTTCTTATAAACCATCTTCTTAGTGGTTTTATAATTGAAGTACATTAAAGTTACTGTGTCTCTATAAAATATATCGTTCTGATAATACTGTGCTACGTTGTAGTAATCATACCAGCTTTGACTATATTTAGA